TCCGTGTAGATGAAGGCAAGAGCCAGGAAGAGACCTGGTCGAACTGCGTCGGCTCGCCGAGCGGCAAGACCGGCGTCTGGTCGCTGCTCAAGGCGCGCCCGATGCTCCAGGTCATTCCGAAGCTGCTCGTCGCTCCGGGCCACACTGGCGGTCGCCCGACCAACGGTCTGAAGAACCTGGTCATCGTAGACCAGGGCCAGAACTACGTTCTCGCCACCACGAGCATCGGCATCGCTGCGCCTCCGGCAGGCGGCCGTCAGGCGACGGCTGTGCCTCAGGTGGTCGGCGGCAAACTGACCGGCGCGATCATCACCGACCCCGGCTTCGGCTACGTCGATCCGCCCGCCGTCACCATCAACGGTGCTGGTACGGGCGCCTCGGTCACCGCGACCCTCGGGCACGTTGCCAACCCGGTGGGTGTGGCGCTGGCCTCGATCGTCGACCGTCTCCGCGCGGTGGCGTTCCTCGATGGTCCCGGCACCTCGTATGAGGACGCGGTCGAGTACCGCACCGACTACGGCAGCCAGCGCATCAGCATCGTCGACCCCGGCGTTCTGAGCTGGGATATCGAGAACTCGGTCTACGTGACCAAGCCTGCTTCGGCCTACGCGGCCGGCATCCAGGCCCGCGTCGACGAGGAGAAGGGCTTCTGGTACTCGTTCTCGAACGAGCTGATCCAGAACATCGGTGGCCCCGGGCGCCCGGTCGACTTCATGCCGAACGACCGCGACTGCGAAGCCAACATGCTGAACTCCAACCAGGTGACCACCATCATCCACGATGACGGTTTCCGGTTCTGGGGTCTGCGCAACACCGGCACCGACCCGCTCTGGGCTCAGCTGTCGGTCCGCCGCACGGCTGACATGGTCTACGAGAGCCTGGAGCGCGCTGAGCGCAACCGTCTCGACAAGCCGTTCAGCTACCAGCTGCTCACCGGCATCCAGGGCGACGTCAATGCCTACCTCCGACTGCTCCGCGCTCGCGGCGCTCTGATCGGCGGCAAGGCATGGATCGACCCGACCATCAACACCCCGGCGACCTTCGCCGCGGGCGAGCTGACGGTCGACTTCGATCTCGAGCCCCCGGCCTGCTTGGAGCACCTGCAGTTCCGTGCTCGCCGCAACCCGAACTACTACAGCGATTTCATCGAAGAGTTCACGCGGCTGGTCGCTCAGTAATCGCTGAGCCCCACAAGAACTTCAACCCAAGAGCTAGTCACAAGCCGCTCGGTCCATCATGGGCCGGGCGCGCTCTGGCATGGCCGGAGAACTAAATGGCAAATCTTCGCGACTCCAACATTTTCCAGGACTTCACGGTCTGGATCAACGACAACGGAAAGATCGGCGAAGCCCCGAACTTTCAGCCCCCGGAAATCAACATCCAAACCGAAGAGTTTCGGGGCGGCGGCATGGACGGCACCATCGAAATCCCGATGGGCATCGAGAAGATCGAGTTCGACTTCGAGCTGCACACCTGGGATGCCGAGATCTGGCAGAACCTGGGCTACGGCGTAGGCTCGCTGGACGTCCCGGTCACCTTCCGCGGCTATCTGCTCACCGCGAGCGGTGCTGAGAAGGGCGTGATCATCGAGACCCACTCGCTGATCAAGTCGATCAAGCCCGGCAAGGTCGAACCTGGCAAGAAGGCCAGCATGACCGTCAATCTGTGTGCCAACTATTACCGGCACGCGATCGACAACGTCAACGTCACCGAAATCGACGTGTTCAACAAGATCACGGTGATCGGCGGAGCGGATCAGAGCGCCAACGCGCGCCGGATCCTTGGCTTCACCTACTAAGCCAGAACGAACAACCCGAACCTGAGGCCTCGCCATCCCGGCGGGGCCTTTTTCTTTTCTACCAAAAACCAAGGTGTGCAAACCAATGGCTACGGCTACCGAAAAAGTTTTCAATCTGAAGTTCCCCTTCGAGTATCGCGGCGCGCAATACATCGAGTTCAAGGCGCGACGACCGAAGGTGCGCGACCTCCGGAACTTCATCAAGAACGTGGACAAGGACAGCGTCCAGGCGATGGAGAAGGTGCTGGCAGATCTCATGGAGATCGACACGACCATCATCGCCGAGATCGACGTCGAGGACTTCGCCCCCATGAAGGCGTGGTTCGAAGGTTTTTTGAAAGCCATGCTGGGCGAATCGGAAGAATCCTAATCGACGCCTTTCCCGTCTTCGAGCGCTTCCACTGGACGCTCGAAGATGTGGAGGCGTTGGATTGGTCCGACTTCCTTCTGATCTCAGACGGTGTCCAGGAACTCAATCGGCGAGACGCCGAAGAAATCGCGAAGATCCGTGCGGCTCAGGGCAAGTAGCCCTGGGCCTATTTTTTTGTGACTCGATGGAGCGGTGATGTCCGACAACAATCTCGACATTAGGGCCAGGCTTACCGCCCAGGACCAGATGTCGCCAGCCATCGTCAAGACCTTGGCCAAGATCAAGAGTCTTGAAGATCAGATGAAGAAATTTGGCAAGACTGCCAAATCCTCCATCACCGATATCCCGATGGAGGACTACGTCAAGAAGATCAACGCCACCGGGAAGGCGCTGAACGGACTGACGCAGAAGCATCTCACCTGGGCGAAGGCCAATGGCGCCGCTGGCGACAAGGCTCAATTGTCCTGGGCGAAGCTCACCAACGAAGTTATCCGCCTGCAGAAAGAGCACGAGAAGTACACCAACTCAACGGTCCGCGGCGCCAAGAAGCGCGCCCAGCTCGCGCAGGACGAACTGAACCAGGCGTACAAGAACGCCCAGGCGTTCAGGTATGTCTACAACAAGACAGCCGATCAGCGCCTCGATATCCATCGGCGCGTCAACGAGCAGTTGGGCAACCTTGAGGCCTCCCACCTGCGCAACGAGCAGATGCTTCATCGGCGTCATCTCACTCAGATCACCCGGATGCGCCGAGAGGCGATGAGGAGCATGCGCTCGCTGTCCAGCATCGGCAACACGGCAGCGCCATATGCTGCGGCTGCGATTGGCGCCGCTGGTTATGGCGGTGTAAGTGCGCTGCGGACCCGTATGAAAGTCGACACTTCGGAGGCAAACCTCCGGATGTTCGGTGAAATGAGCCAGAGCGATGTCCGCGCCTGGCGTAGCTCGTTCGGTAATCGGTCGGCCATCAAGTACGGCATGAAGCCTGACGAGATGATCAACGCCTACACCGAAGTGATCAAGGCGGGTATTCCGAAGGACAAGGCGAGCGCCGTTACCGACACCATCATGAAGTCAGGTGCCGGTCTCGATCTCGACCTCAAGGAGACCACGCGGTTCGCAACGCGCCTTGCGACGCTGACTCAGGATATGAGTAACCTCGATCCTGCCAAGCTGAAGTCGATGCTCAACGCGGTCGCTGTCGCAGGTATCGCAACGGCAGCCGATCCGAACGAAATCATCGCCGCCAACCGTCGTGCCTCGGGCGCGTTCGCCGCATCGAAGCTGGCGCCGGAAGACCTCTCTGCGTTCACGGGCGCCGGCATCTCGGCCGGCATGCCGTCGAGCAAGACCGGTACGTTCATCGGCTTCCTGGTCAACGAACTGGTCGGCGGCAAGTTCGCCCACGGCCAGCGCGCCAACGACCTCGGCAAGGCAGCAAACATGCTCGGCCTCGGCGGCCGGCAGCGCATGTCCGCCATGATGGCGGCAAATCCTGCCGAAACCATGATGCAAATCTTCGACAAGATGGGCGGCTTGTCTTCCGAGAAACAGTCGCAGGTCGCGACGTTGCTCGGTATGCGGGAGTGGCGAGACGAACTCCAAACCTTCGTTCTGGTGCGAGACGACGTCAGGCGCACGTTCGAAGCTATCCACGATCCCAAGAACGCTACCAAGCTGGACGATATCAGCACTGAGAAGCTGAAGTCGCTGGCAGGACGCTGGAAGTCGCTCGTTTCGGCTTTGACCATGGTGTGGGAAGCTGTCGGTGCGGGCCTGGAAAAAGCATTCGGCCAGATCGCCGAGTTCCTCACCGATTACCTCGGTAGGCTCGATACCAGCAAGATATCTGACACCGTTGAGGCATTTACGGACGGGCTGGTCCAGGGTCTCGGCTTCGACAGCTGGACCGATGCACTGAAAGCCGCATTCGG